GAATATGGAATAAAATCAAGGCTCGTCAAGCTGAAATGGATGCCGATGATGCTAATGATATAAGACTTCATAACGCACAAGAACGTAAGCGTAAACAAAAAGAAGATGAATTAAATGAATGGGCAATGATTATAGGCGCAGTTGCATTTATCGTATTCATATTTGCAATCGGTAGTTATGAACTGATACAATGGTGTCAAACAAGTGCAAGGTGTGGAAGATGAACGAATATCAAAAGACATTTGACATGTGCTTAAAGATATTTGTGTATGGAAGTGTGGCGTTATATTTTCTTGGATTCTTAAAATTCTTACCTGATGACCTATCAGACAGAATTGTCAATGGACTAATCGGTAAATTTTTACCATAACACAAGCACGAATATTGCTTTACAATATGAGGGTGTCAATATAAAACAATAAAAGGAAAATAGAAAAATGAAAAACCTACGCAAGAAGAGCCTTGTAGTTGCTCTTTTTGTTATGATGTTTGGTGCGGCATTAGCCCAAACGACTGGAACATCCAGCACAACTGGTGGAACAACAACAGGGACCACAAGTCTCATTAATCAAGGTACATACGATAGTAAAACGTTGGTAGATACCAACAGCACTTCTAACAGCGTCAGCACAGTTAATAGTAATAGCACAGCCGTAAGCAATAGCAATGCTACAAGCAATTCAACTGTCAATAGCACTAGCGTCAATACAAACAACAATAACAACGCAAGCACTAGCACATCCACAAACGTCAATACAAACAACAACGTGAATAGTGGTACGCAAACGTTTAACAACAACAACGTTAACTCTGGCACATTGACATACAATAACAACAATGTCAATACTGGTGACATGACTAATCGTAACATCAATACGTCAACATCAACATCAAACAATACAAACACTAATCATAATATTAATAGTGGTACACAAACGTTTAATAATAACAACAATAGTGTCAGCACATCTACCAATATTAATAAGAACGAAAACACTGGTACAATGACGTACAACAATAACAACGTTTCAACTAGTGACAATAAAAATACAAACGTTAATACCAGTACAAGCACAAATGTGAATAAGAATGAAAATACTGGCACGATGACGAACAATAACAATAACGTCAATGCGTCAACTAGCACTAGCACAAACGTGAATCAGAATGCCAACGTTAATCAGAACATCAACTCTGGTGATATGACTAACCGCAACATCAATGAAACTACAATCACTCAGCGTGTAATTCAGCCTCCACCAACTGCTGTAGCACCTGCAATGATGAGTGGTGGTAATAATGATTTGTGTTCTACAGGTTCATCTGGCTCTGTTCAGACTCAAATCTTTGGTGTTTCTTCTGGTGGTACAATCAGAGACTTGAATTGTGAACGATTGAAGTTGTCTAAAACTCTTTTTGATATGGGTATGAAGGTAGCCGCCGTTGCTACTATGTGTCAAGATAGAAGAGTGTTTGATGCTATGATGGCGGCTGGTACTCCATGTCCAGCAGATGGTCAAATTGGTGTTACTGCAAGAATGTATTGGGAAGCAAATCCAGACAAGATTCCAGTTTTAGAAAAAGAGAACAAATATGAAACTGCTAAAAACATTGGGCTTGGCTCTTTGCTTGGCATTATTGTTCACGCCGCTTTTAAGTAAAGCGCAAACACTAGACCCAACGCAAGTCTATACTACGGGGAATATTCTTCAGAATACTCCTCAGGGTGGACCTACGCCTTGGGTTAATGGTGTATATCAAAACAATCTTACATGTTGGGGATGGGGTGATCCTGGTTACTGTGGGCCAAATCCAATCGTGCGTCCTGGAGATAATATCAACTTTTCATTTGGCACGACTAATCTATATCAGATGCAAGCAATTTCTAATGTTCTACCAAACAGCGGAACTGGGCTTTCAGTAAGCGGATATAATTTTGGATTTACGGCTAAGAATGGAAATGGGTGGGATGATGCGAGAATGGACTATCTTACTGCATATGTCAGTCTCTATGATTCAAAGGGTTCTACAGTATTCAATAAAAACTATGATTTGAATTCTAGATTTAATTGGTCTACGTTCAACTACTCTGAAACATTTAACACACCGCTTGCATCTAAAAATCTAGGTAGTGTTCAGTATGGTTTTGTTGGAAGAGATAACAATGGATGGGCTGGTCCTTATGGTCCAGAAATTTATGGTGTTAATTTTAGTCTGAAGTATTCTGTAGATCCATGTGCAACGAATCCTATATACTCTCCAACATGTCCTGGATATCTTGAAGCACTTGCTAAACTTGCCCCACCTCCACCACCTGTCGTAGACAACATTCAAGCACCGCCTCCTCCAATGCTGGCAGATTCGACTATGCAAATTCAGTCTGGACAACTTGCGCCTCCTCCGGGAAGTCAGCCACCGCCAGGAAACCCTGTGCCATTAGATAACACTCAAGCACCACAACCAACAATGCAACAAGTGGGCCCAGCGCCAGCGGGTCCTCCTATGCCAGGTCCCACTCAACAAGCATCCGCATCACAACCTAGCGCAAATAATCCACAAGCTAAAGTTGGTGAAGTGTCTGATTCTTCAGGCGGTTCAAAATCAACAGTATCTCTATCTTCAGTTCTCAGTATGATTGGGTCTAATCAAGAAAAGACTGCGGCACTAGAAAAATCTGTAGTACAGGCGGCTGATGCACAAGCGTTCTCTGCTGGCGAGACTGCAAAACAAAATGCTGAAAAACTTGCTGGTGACGTACAATCTCAAAGCATTGCGAACAGTGGTGGTTCATCACAAACAGGAACAGCACTCGCATCGGGCACACAATCGGTTACACAATTGCAAGGATCATCTGTATCAATGCAAGGCAATCAACAGGGAAACTCTGCATCAAACTCTGCGAGACTTCAACAGTCTATCAATAGTGGTAGCATGGGTATGCAGTCCGATACAGTCACCTCTAACGTAACAACTCAGCAACAGCAATACAATATTCAAAACACTACAAGACAAGAATTTAATGTTGCAATGGTAACACCACAAATATCTTACAGTTTAGTTGCACCGACAAGATATGCACCAGTTCAAATTGAATTGCCGTCGACAGAAGGAATAAAATTTGGATATAAAGGTCCAGTTGACAATGCTATGGAATCTAAACCATTTTTACCGCAAATGAACACTGGCTCTGAACAGAATGCTTCAGTTAAAAAGAATGTGCAAAACAATGAAGCCGCAGGTAATGTTACGATAGAATCGATTGCAAAGCAACCTGCAAATTATGCACAGTACTTCACTACTATACCAGACAATGCATTCTACGCACCAAAAGAAATCTATAAAAACCAAAAGGTCGTAGATAATGCTAGAACATTGAGAGGTTTACAAGGTGGCAGTGATAGATTACACCAAGAGATGGTCAATCAACAATACAAATAAGGAAGAAAAATGACAGAAGAAATTAAAAACGTAAATGCTAAGATTGACGAGGCAGAAGCGGCAGTTAAGAAGTACGCAAGTAAAGATACAGTTATCAGCATTGGCGGATACGAATTCACACCAGCTAAGTTAATGGTAGCATTTACATTAGTGTCATCATTGCTTGGTGGTTTGTATGGTGCATTTGAAGTCTACAAAGACTATCAAGGCATGAAAGATAAAATTGCTAAGTATGTGTCTCCAGACTTAACCGAAATCTATAAAAAGATTGAAGTCTTGGATGCTAACACTAGCAAGATGGTTGAATATACTGACACCATCAAGATAGATTTGAAGGGTGACGTTCGTAGATTAGAAGGCGTTGTTGAAAACGTTGAACGATCAAGCAAGACCGATCAACGTTTAACTGACACTGGAATGAAAGAGATTAAACGTGATGTTGATGGCACAGTAAAAGAAATCAAACGTGATGTTGATTCTACATTGAAAGATATCAACAGAGAGTTAGTGAAGAATCAAAAAGAAACTCAAGCTGAAATAAGAGCATTGAGAACTGAAGTAGATAACAAGATCAAAAAGGCACTTGATAATCCATTAGCTAATTAATCACTTAGTTTTGGGTGCTGGCTTTTTTCTTTTCGCCGCAGGTGTCGCTTTAGTAGATTGAGGTCTTGGCGCACGTTTAGCAATAGGGGCTGGTGGTTTTTCAATCCATGGCGTTTCTTTTACTGCTGGCTCTTGTGCAACTTCAACCTTAGCATCTACTGCCGCAGTAGTTTCTTTGATATTTTTGATTGCCGCATCAGCCGCAGTCAAAGGAACTTCTTGGGTTGTTGTCTCTACTGCTGGTTTGCTACCCGTGAAAAACTCTTTAATTTTATTGAACATGATTATCGCCTCTTTAAGTTAAAATTTCAATTGCATGATTGTAATGATTGATTCTGTCTTCTAAGCCGATGAATCCACCATTGATTCGTTTTGTCATTGTCTTAATATCTCCAGAATCTGATAATTCATTCAATCTAGCGGCTGACCAAAACCAACATGCTGAGTGAATAGCATATTCTGCTTCAAGTAACAAATCAGGATTCTCAACTAGCACATTGCTTTCAAACAATGACTGTGAACATTTAGTGTAGTTGTTCTTTCCTGTAATCTGAATAATGCCTCTGCCACGAAAGTACCAACCTTCTCCAGATGCTTCATCTCCATTACCCATACGATTAGCATAAACACGATTCGCAATCATTTGCGGTTTGCGCTCGTACTGTTTTGCAATATCATCATTTGGAAAGTACTTTCCGAATGTACCACGTAAACCTTTAGCAGAATAATTCAAATTCTCTTGCATCAAAGTAAAGCCACCAGATTCATGTCCACATTGTGCCATGAATGCGGCAACTCTTTTTGGTGTGTCTATGTCGTATTCTGGCAAGATATTAATTAAATTGCTATACCACTCGTCAAAGTTTTTAACTTTTGGAATTAAATGGTGTACTGCATCTTCTGTGAAAAAGTCCATTGCTGTCTCCTCTATGATTATCATAGAAGTATTTAGCATTGAATTAATCCCAAAGTGCTTGATAGTATTTACCAAACAAACGGAATCCATTTTGAATTCGTGTTTCAACAACTTTCATACCTTCATAGTCACACTTGTATGTGTCATTGGGACCATGTCCCATTCGAAACAACTTAGCATCTTTTTTAGGGACTTCATTGCCATCTTTGTCGATAGGAGTCCAGATCAATTCATGTTCACCAGAACGAAACGCTTCTTCCCAAGAATCATCGTTCTTACATTCGAATGCAAAAATCATTTCATTTAATGCCCAGTCCCAACGCTTATGCCAGTTTTCATCTGTATCATATTCATTTTCTTTTGCTGGCGCTGAAGTTGACTTCAGTTCTTCTGGCACATCTTCATCATCAACATGAGGTCCACCATGCTTTGTTGCTTGCAATTGTTTCAGCATAGGCAAGACAATCATTGCGAGTGTGTGATCCATTGACCATGTGTCGTATTTGTCAATCTTGATATATGACTTACGATTGCGCTTAGACTCTATCCATTGGCATAGTTTCAACAGCCAAGTTTCTGGAGCATTCTTTGATTCTACAATTTCTTCTTTTGTAGTTCCGTGAGAAAGCCATGTTCCAAAATTATGCACCCAATCAGGCTTACGTTTGTATCCATATTCATCCTCGACAGGCTTTGCCCAAAAGCAAAGTGCTTCGGCAATCTGATATGGTCCAACCCAATTCTTATAAGGTCCGATATAAACTTTCATCTCAATTTCTTCCTAATGCGTGGACATGGATTAGGTCTAGTGCGAATTTCTGCATTCAAAAAGGGATCGTCATCTATTAACACACCAAACTCTTTTTCTATATAGTACTTACCCATCGCCTTGATACATTGGTCCATCAAACTATTAGAACCAGAAGAATCATCTTCTGCCCAAAAACAAATCGGAGACCTACCCCATGTACGATATCTTAAAACATCGTGGAAAATTTTTCTATGGTTTTTATTACTAGGGTCAAACGTTTCAAACACTCTGCCGAATTGCTGAATCTTGCTCATTATTACTATTGCTTTCTATCATAATTAAAAGTTGATGCGCTTCTCTACGCACCTCATCTGTTACTGCCCATGCGAAACCTTCTGGATGAAGTAACTCTTTCAAAAAAATCACAACTTCGTCTTCAGTTTTTTTGTTCATCGTCTAACCTAACGAATGGGCTATTGACAGAAAAATGTTCAGGCAGTTTCTCTGCAATCTGTGTAAAATGATATGGATCTGGATAGTGTCGCAAAGCACCCAATGCACGTTGTCGAATAATTTTTGGCACACCAGGCGTTAGCTTAGGATTCAACAAGTCTAGAAGTAGTTGGTGACCACAGCGCAATGCACGATATCTTTCATCAGGTAATGTCATCTATGTTCCTCAAATCATTTCATCTTTGTATTCATCAAACTCTGTATCAAAACTATTATAGTTGATAAAAATCTCTTCGTCAACTTGGATATCACAAATTGCCACAGAAAAATTACCAGTATTCTGAATGTTTGGTAAATTGCTGTGATTGATAAAATTTGACGAATCGGCATTCGAACACATGAATTCTTCGCCATCTTCAGACTTTTCTATCCAAGCATACTTCTTAAAATATTCTTTCTGTGCATCATTGAATTCTTTCATCCTGTCGATATGAAATTTTATATCAATGCCATCAACGTATTTCCACACAACGCTATTCGCTGGTATATGCTCTTTTGCAAACAAACCCAAACCCATTTTTGGATTTGTTGCTGTTCGTACTTCTGTCTTGTATAGAAACATTACGTGTGGTCTTGATAATCGCCATCACGAATGTGATCTGCCATTGATGTGAAGAAAGTTGCAACTTTATGTTCTTCAGTCCATGCTTTGCAATATGCATTATCTTTATCACACAATGCAAGTGCTTCTTCTTTAGTCACCACACGATGCGATACGATAGTTTCGCCTAGATGTTCTTGCGAAAATTCTTTTGCTTCTTCTAGCGTAACTGTATCAAGTGCCCAGTCTGCTTTGTCTTTACCATATCTGTCAATGCCAACAGGCACTTCTACCATGTAGCGTTCACGAAACGTAGAGACAGTTTCAACAAGCACCCATTGTGTTTCAATCTTTTTCATAGTCCAACTACCATCTTTATTGTCAATCCATTCGATATTGTCACCAGTTTTCCAACCAGTTCCCTCTAGTATATCATCATTCAATGGAAGAATCAAATCACCAGTTTCTGGGTCTTCTTCCAAATTGATTGTCCAAGACTTGTTTGCCATAATATTGTTCCTTTACTACCAATGATGAATCGTATTTGCAATGATGAATAAGCACGTTACAATGTGTATTATAGTCCAAAACGTTCTTAAAGTCAATGCAACCCACGCTTCTTTCATGGTAAGAATCGGTACATCAGGCTTGTCTTCATCAGTTTTACCGATTAAGTGGTTAGTTGCTCTTGCCCAAATCAACCAAAATCTCATGTTAACATCCTTACCAATCCTATGGTATCAATCGTAGTTAGCAGTAAGTAGTTAGCAAGCATCCCAAACGATTTCCTAGTATAACTAGCCCAAGCATACAAGGCGCAACCAAGGATCCAAATAGGATACAACGTAAGTAAAGGGGGGTTGGGGACGGTAACTGCCATACTAATACTACACCCAATACTAATAGCCCAAGCAAGCAACTCAATAGCAAAGCGAATCCTGTTAGACTTAAAATCATCTTTAATCCATTCTATAGTAGGGCGAAACAAATCAATAATCATATTGTTAATCCAAGTTGAATAATTCTGGATGTGTCTTTGCAAAGTAAAGTCTGAGTAGATTCCAATGTTCAAACAATTCTTGTGACTGACGTTCAACAACCATACGTTTGATTCCATACAATGAATTTAAAACTTTGCTGAAGTCATTGATCTGGCTACTATACACATCGTAATCGTATGGCTGACTGTAGACTTTATATTCTCTCATTTGAAGAAACGTAGAGAACAATCGTTCAACAATAAATGGAAACATATTCAAGCTAGGGTCTCTGCTATAATTTGCACTGCCGTGATAAATCTCAGCGTCTTCACCTGTCAAAGATTCGAGTCTAACTTTGATATCTTTTACGAATGCAATGTAGTCTAACCAAAATTCTTTTGTTGCGACAAAGTAACTACAGTAGCACGTAGAGTCTGTCATCACCGCATCAAGCACATTTGTATCATAGCCACCATTAATCAATGCAGAACGAACAACTTGTTTGATGCCGGGATGAAAGTACTCACCTTGTTCCCATACGTTTGCAGTTAATGCGTTCTGCACTCTAGCGTGATTAAAAACGTAAACATCAAAGCCTACATTTTCATCAATAGCATCTTTAATCACATTCGCTTCATATCGCATCTTGCTTTGCCAGCGAGGACCAAATACACCCCAAGCATCTAAGCCATCTGCAAAGCCCTCGTCAATGATACGATTAAACGAATGAAACTCACGCAACTCAGGCTTCTCATTTGACGTATTATCAAATGGTGTCAGCAAAGGGTCAACTAATGGAATCTGTCTGTCTTCAAAACAAATCTGAAAAATTTTGTAGTTCAATCTGCTACCCTCGCTCCGTTCGGTGCAATGTTTCCTTCTACACCAAGTTTACCAATATTCTCAATCAGCACAGGGTCGATGTGATGGAACAATAAATGTTCAATGTCAATGTAGCCCTTTGCGTTCAATCTATCTGTCATGTGATTAAACATGTCAGTATAAAGGTCTCGAATGTATGGGAGTAAGAATGCATCAAAACTCCACAAGCGACTCATATATTGCAATGAGACACCGCCTGTGATTTCTGATTTGAATTGACTTGTGAATGGGCCACGAATGACAACTTTGTCTTTAGCTTCCATGTGTTTGTCATAGTTGAAATCATCATTCAACGTATAACGACCACTCATCTTGAAGACACGTTTGTATTTCTCACGCCAACCATCTTCAACTGCTTTATCAAAGAACGAACCGAATATGATGATCTCAATCATATTCTTTACAATATCGTGATTTGGCACTTGTTGAATTTGTTTAACATTATCTGCGTCAGCAAAACTATAAAATCTTTTAATGTGTGGTGATAATATATCACGTTCTTTTTCTGTGATATCTTCATAGCCACCATCTAGTACAATGATATCTGCATCGCACTTGTTTCTAATAGACTTGCAGGTTTCAATAGTTTGTTCAAGTCTCGTTTGAGTGTCATACACGCCATGCTTTGCATGAATCGCTGACGATACTAAGAATACACTTTCACTCATTTGTCTTCCTCACTTTTTTAGCAGGTGCTTTCTTTGGCACAGGTTTTGCTCTAGGTTTTTTAGGCTTAGGCGCAGATGCTTTCATAATTTCTTCACCGCGTTTGTTTAGACGTTTGAATACTTCATCTGGATCCATCCAGATATCTTTATTCTCTAACATGGATTTGATTTCATCGTCTGTTAAGAATCCTGAATAGACACTTCGCATGAATTTATCTGACCACTTGCGTTCATACATGATGTTGTCATACATTTCACCACCCTTGCCAATAGTGCCGCCAGAGTAATTGTGAAACATGAACATGGAGTTTTCTGATATCTCAAAGCCATCTGCGGCTAAGAATATCATTGTTGCGGCTGACATACATGCACCTTCTACGGATGCAATAATGTTTGCTTGGGACTCTGCCATAACACGCATCAACTGCACGGCAGTAAATAAATTACCACCATGAGAATTAATGTGAATTTTAATCACATCATTTTCGTTTGCGTTTCTGATGAGTTCAAACCAATCTATGTATTCGTTAGGCGCAGTTAATTCGCCACACAAATATAGAGTGTGTAATTGTCCAAGTATTTTTGGTTGTCTAGGCTTTTTGTCTTCATCTATGCCAAACAACGAACTGATTTTTTCTTCTTCCATAATTATCACTTTCTATTATAATATAGAGTATACTCTACTTTGCTTCGGATGTCAACTTGTCAAATCCATATTTGCATAGCCAATACGCATCAATCAAGTCGGAAGAAGGATTCCATTGCTTCTCTGTCATATGTAGTTCTTCTTTTAAACGAATGTCATTGAATTCTTCAAAGACTTCCTGCATTCGTTCTTTGTTTGCATTACCTTTACCAGTAGCATATTTCTTAAGTACTGTTGGTGGTATCTCTGTACACTCTACGGCAAACAACCATAGTCTGTATTTTAGAATGCCAGCGTTCTCTGCAATGTTAAACACTCTGCCTTTTGATCCCATAGAATATCCTTCTAGGAATACATGGCAGTCTTTGTCTGTCTCTAACAGTCTGTCAATGAAGAAATTTGAAATACCATCATATCGCAATACGTCAGTCATTCCTTCGTGGTCGAAAAACTTACCTCTTATGTTTTTAAATTGTACATCATATTTTCTAGATTGTGTCAGATAATAGAACTGACACTTTTCAAAATTAAATTCACCATCTTCAGTATCAAACACACACATTGCAGGACAGGTTAGAGAATAATCTACTCCTGCTACAATCATTTATCTTTCTCTGAAGACCATTCATCGTCTTCCACTAAACTATCCCAATCTTCATCTGTCCATTCTTCATCTTTTTCTGAAATTGCTTCTTCAGTTATTGATGAACCGCAATAAGAACAATGTGTTGGTGTTGTGATTCCTGCGCCTGCTAATGGTGTAACAGTATACTCAGCTTCGCATGTATCGCAGAATACGTTGTATGTTGTCATGTAGTTTCTCCTTATTCGTACATTACTGTGTCTGTATCACCTAAAGCCCATTTCGGATTGTGTTCAACAACAAACTTTCTTGTTGCGACTTTAAAATCTGGAAACTTCATTTCTTTAGGATTACTTGCGGCATCGTAGAATATACATCGATTATTCGGTTGTGCCGCATACTGTCCATTATCTAGTTCAATGAAATTGTATGACTTGTGATCTTCTGGCCATTCAGAATATGTCAAGTCAATCATATTATGATCTGGTGCCGCATGGTCAACAGTGAACATGTAGTTGCCTTGGTACCAGCTTTTGTCTTTTGCGTAAAATTTTCCTGTTAGGTTTTTAAGAAAGACTTTTTGTATAACTGTCATGTCGTATCCAAGACAGTCCCAAATTTGTAGGTAATCTAGAGGAACAAATTTTTCTGGATCTAAATTGTGATCCCTACTTACGTATGCACTCAATGGTAATTTGTCATAGAGTGCGCCATACTCTGGAAGATATGATTCGATTCGAAATGCTTGACCACGAATCGATTTGATGCTTACCCAAATGCATGGTACATATTCACCATGGCCTTCTTTGAAGTCGTATAGAAATTCTTTTCTAACAAAGCAGTGAACAGGTGGTAAATTGGCTATTAAAAATGACATTCAATTACACCAAGATGTTTTAGCCTCGCCGTAGTACTCTCTAGCGTAACCTTTAGAGATTAGCATCATGCGTAAACTTTGTCCGTTGAGAATAACGTCACCAAGAACACGACCACCATACTTGTCCCAATCCATCAAAACAACTTGACGCTTTTGACTTGCGGCAATCATATCTTTCGTGAATTTACTTGCGGCTTGTCCTCTTGCATCTTCTTGTGGGCATTGCGCTCTGTGTCCTTTTTCTGGTGTGTCAACACCAAAGACACGAATGCTTAATTCTTTTTTGAGTGGGTCTGGTAACCAAGCCGCTTCAAACGCAACAGTATCCCCATCAATAACCCTAGTAATATTAGCGTCATATGTTACTCCAGCTTTTTGTTTTCCCTGTGCGAATACTGAATTATTCCATGCAGAAAATGCGAATCCTGCAATAATCAATGCGAGACAAAATATATATCTTAAATGTGTCATAAATGTTCCTTAAATTTCTTCTATAGTATGTTTTAGTGTTTCTTCACTAAACGGCTTAACAATGTATTTATGAACACTAGAATTGATAGTATTGAGTTTATGTTCGGAATATAAAACAACTATATTGCATTGTGTATCTGGTGTGTTTTTGAATAAGTCTGCATTGTCTGAAATAATCAAACCATACTTCTGATATCTCAATTTAGTTAACGCATCAATATTGCTTGATACAGTATCTACAGCTTTATAACCAATTCTTCTTGCAATGTTTGCAGTCTCTTGTAATTGTTTTGGTATATTGTCCACAACAAGAACTCTTGTATTTGGATCGATTATCATGCCGCTTTGCCCCACACATCTGCCCAATCGCCTTTGGTTGCACCCTTTGCATAATCTGTAGCACGGTTCTCAAAGAAGTTTGTATGTGTCGGTGCATTAATCATTTCTTCAACCCAAGGTAATGGATTCTTTTTGACTTTAAAAATACCTTTTAGTCCAAGACTGATAAGGCGTCTGTCTGCAATGTAACGAATGTACTTCTTAACTTCTTCTGAAGTAAGTCCTTCCATGTGACTGATACCAAAAGCTAAATCAATAAACTTGTCTTCTAACTCTACCATTCGTTCTGCAATAGTATATATCTTAGACTTCAAGTCATCATTCCAGATTTCATTATTTTCTTGAATGAATGTTCTGAATAGCTTAATCATAGATTCGCAATGTTGCGTTTCATCTACGATAGACCAAGTAACAATCTGTCCCATACCTTTCATCTTGCCAGTACGTGGGAAGTTCAACAACATAATGAATGAAGAGAACAACTGCATACCTTCTGTGAATGCTGAGAATACCGCAATGTGTGTAGCAGTAGATTGCAAGTCGCCATTTGCATTTGAAATGTCTAACACGTAATCGTGCTTGTCTTTCATTTCTTGATATGCTAAGAATTCGTTATATGTTGTATCTGGCAGACCCAACGTTTCAATCAAGTGTGAGTATGCGGCAACATGCAGTGCTTCTCTAGCGGCAAAGCCAAGCAACATCATACGTACTTCTGGTTGCTTGAAGTATGGCAAATAGTTTTTTACATAACCGCCAGCAACGTCAATGTCACCTTGAGTAAAGAAACGAAAAATGTTTGTGAGAAAATGTTTCTCGTCTGCTGTTAACTTTTTCTTCCAGTCTTTTACATCTTCAGCCATTGGAACTTCTGTATGTAACCAATGACTTTGTTCGTGCTTCAGCCACGCATCATACGCCCACGGATAATTAAATGGCTTGAATGCATCTCTGCCATCCATCAAATTACTTTTTACTTTTGTTGCACTCATTTTTTTCTTATTCTCCGAATTGTATTCTTCTGTTTGGGTAATTGTTTATAAAATATTTAAACATACTTTCAACGTTAGGCTGTTGTGTGATGAATGCATTCGTGTCTTTTTCGTAGACAAAAATTTGTCCTTCAATGATTTCACTCTTGCAAAACATAACTTCTCTTACCATATTTTTATATTTAACTTGTTCCGCTTCAGCAAGAACTTTATCAATTTCATTTTCTCTTACTTGAAATCGTTTTTTCAAATCTCTGAATAA